GCTTTCTTTATCCGCCCGCAGGTTTTAAATCGGAATCCCGAACCCCAGGAGAGAGATCATGGGTAAGCGAGGACCAGCGAAAACACCATCAAATGTAGTGTCGCTTCGAGGGGACAACAGTCACCGCCCCAAGAACACGAGCGAACCAAAGCCTCCGCCGATCACCCCGTCCTGCCCGTACTGGCTTGACCGCAGGGCAAAGAACGAGTGGAAGCGTGTCGTGCCCCTCCTGGAATCCCTGGGCCTGACCGCGCAGGTATACCGCGCCCCCTTGGCCGCCTACTGCCAATGCTATTCGGAGTGGGTGCAGGCGAATCAGGTGATCCAGAAGGAGGGGCTGACCTACAAGACCCGGAGCGGGATGATACGCCAGCGACCGGAGGTAGCGATAAGGCAAAAGGCGAGAAACGATATGCTTCGCTTCGCCGCTCGGTTTGGTCTCACCCCCGCGGATATAGCGGGTCTGCACGCGAACGAGACACATGGCCCGGATGAGTTTGAGAGGTGGCTGAATGGCGAAGCAGAAGGAGAGCAATGACCCAGTCACCCAGTACGCGAAGGACGTAAAGGCCGGGAAAATACCGGCGTGCCGGTGGGTGAAGCTCGCATGTGAGCGCCACCTCAAGCTGCTGAAGACGCGGGCTAAGACGGGCTATACCTGGGACCTGAAAGCCGCGAAGAAGGCCATAAGCTTCTTCCCCTTCCTGCGCCACCTAGACGGGGAGTGGGCGGGCTGCGCCTTCAGGCTTGAGCCCTTCCAGCAGTTCATAATCGGCTACATCTTCGGCTGGAAACGCGAGGATGGGCTGCGGCTTGTGCGCAAAGCCTACATCGAAATTCCACGCAAGAATGGGAAGACAACTATCTCTGCGGGCATCGGCCTCTACCTCCTGATCGGAGACAAGGAGCAGGGCGCGAGGGTTTACTGCGCGGCTACGAAAAGGGAACAAGCTAAGGAGGTACACGATCCAGCCTCCGAGATGGTCAAGCGCTCGCCCGCCCTGTCAAAGCGGCTGAAGACCTACAAGAACAACATCAATGATCCGGCCACCTTCTCCAAGTTCGAGCCCCTGGGCGCGGACAAGGACACCATGGACGGGCTGAAGCTGTCCGGGGCAATCATAGACGAGCTTCACGCTCACAAGACCCGCGGTGTCTGGGATGTGCTGGTGACCGCCACCGGGTCCCGCAGGCAGCCGCTTATCGTGGCGATCACGACGGCGGGCCTGGGAGGCAAGCCCACGATATGCCGGGAGCAGCACGATTACGGCGAGCGCGTGCTGCAGGGAATAGTTGAAGACGACTCGTACTTTTTCTATATCGCCACCATAGACGAGGGCGACAAGTGGACAGATGAAAAGGTTTGGATAAAGGCGAACCCCGGACTCGGTACGATCAAAAAATGGGACGCGATACGGGAAGACTTCAAGCAGGCAAAAGAGAATCCGGCCTTCCAGAACACCTTCAGGCGCTATCACTTAAACGAGTGGACGCAGCAGGAGACCCGCTGGATGGACCTGCGGCGCTGGGATGCCACCGCGGGGATAGTCGTGCCCGAGAAGCTGAAAGGCCGCTTGTGCTACGGCGGCTTGGACCTGGCGAACAAGATCGACATAGCCGCCTTCGTCCTGGTATTCCCGCCGCCCCTGGCCGAGTGGGATACGGGGATATGGGATTGCCTCTTCTACTTCTGGATACCCGAGGAGGCGATGGCTGAAAGGTCGCTCAAGGACAAGGTGCCCTATGAGCAGTGGGTGCGAGAGGGGTTTATCAAGGCCACCCCGGGAGAGGTAATCTCCTACGCGCAGATCCGGGACGACACGCTGGCCCTGTCACGCAGGTACAAATTCCGAACCTTCGGATATGACCCCTGGCACGCGGAGGCCACCGCCCAGGAGCTCGAGGAAGAGGGCATGGAGCCCATCGAGATCAGGCCCTTTTACCGGGATATGAGCACACCCACGAAGGAGCTTATGCGGCTAGTCCTCGAGAAGCGGATGCGGCACGGGGGGAACCCGGTAGCCCGCTGGATGGCCGACAACCTCGTGGTCATCCAGGATAAGGACGGCAACATCCGCCCGGACCGCGATAAATCATCTGAGAAGATCGACGGAATGGTGGCGCTGATCATGGCCCTGGCGGTGGCTCTCAGGTTGGCCCAGGAAGAACAGGACCCGATAGAGGAGTTTACATTCGTATGAACCTGGACATTTATGACATTCTCATCCTCCTGGGGCTGCTGGCGGTGGTGGCAGGGGTGTGGCTCATCTATCCTCCCGCGGGCCTTATCGCTGCCGGGATCGCCCTGGGCGCCTGGGCCGTGCTCAAGGATATCACGCGGGCTGAGCCCGAGGAACCCGAGGAGGAATAATGGGTATCGCACGAGCGGTAATGGAGCAGCGATCCAGCTATGAGGGCGGTCTCAGTCTAAAGGATGGGGCGCTCCTGGAAGCCTTCGGCGGGAGGGCCACTTCATCGGGGGTTAGGGTCAACGCGAGCAAGGCCATGACGGTCTCAGCTGTTTACGACTGTGTGAAAATCATCAGCGAAGACATAGCGAAGCTCCCGCTCAAGACATACAAAAGGCTGGACCGCGGGAAAGCGGTAGCGGAGAAACACCCGGTCTATACCCTGCTCCACGACCGCCCGAATCCATGGATGACAGCCTTTAACTTCCGGGAGGCCATGCAAGCCTGCATCCTTCTGTGGGGTAATAACTACGCGGAGATTGAGTGGAATAAAGCCGGGAGGCCCGTCGCTCTGTGGCCGGTTCGCCCCGACATGGTGGAGGCGAAGATCGTAAAGGATGCCCGCGGCCGTCCTGCCCTGGCATACCTAATAACTGACCCAGAGACCGGGAGGCAGGAGGGCTTGCCGGTGGAATATATGAACCACGTTCCCGGGCTGTCTTTTCTCGGCTTCCGGGGGCTCTCGGTGATCGAATACTGGCGGGAGGCTATTGGGCTCACCTTGGCAGCTTCCGAGTATGGCTCCCGTTTTTTTGCGAATGACACCACGCCGGGGCTTATACTGACCACCCCGCGCAAGCTCAACAAGGAAGAAAAGGAAACCCTCAAAGAGGACTTCAGAATCAAGTACGAGGGGCTGTCTAAAAAGTTTCGCATGGGTATCCTGGAGCAGGGCTGGGATATCAAGACCCTGGGGATGAAGCCGCAGGACGCACAGTACCTCGAGCTCCGCAAGTTCCAGATACTCGAGGTTTGCCGGATGTTCAGGATGCCGCCGCATAAGATCGCCTCGATGGATGCGGCTACGTACACTAACATCGAGCACCAGGGAATCGAGTATAAAACGGACACCATCCAGCCCTGGACGAAAAGGGCAGAGCAGGTTTACAACTGGAAGCTCTTTGGGGCTGCCGAGCGCGGAACGTACTTCTGTGAGCATGTCCTGGATGCGCTGCTCCAGGGGGATACTGCCGCGCGCACAGATTCTTACCAAAAACGTATCTACTCGGGCAATATGACCCCGAACGAGGCGAGAGAAAAAGAGAACGAGAACCCCCTGCCCGGCGGGGATGACCTATGGATGCCGATGAACATGATCCCCGCGTCGATGGCCGCGGATTTCAACGGGGAAGATCGATCTCTCGAGAGGAGGCACTACTCCCTGGGCGAGATCAGGGCGAAACGCGGCGCGGCCCTCCGGCGCAGGCTGGCGGGTTCGTACCGGAAGATATTTGAGGACGCCGCGGCCCGCATGGTCAAACGCGAGGTCCAGGACGTGGGGAAGGCGGCGAAGAAGGTGCTCGGCTCCCGCTCCCTGGAGGAGTTTGAGGTATGGCTCGAGGATTATTACCGCAAATTTCCGGATGTAGCCGAGAAGATCATGCTTCCCGCCTATGCGAGTTATGCGGAAGCCCTCCTGGCCGCTGCCTCCCAGGAGATCGGGATGAAACCCGATGAGGCAGAGATGAGCCCCGAGCTGGAGGCCTTCACGCGCAAGGTAGCACAGGCCTTCGTGCAGAAGCACGCCAAGTCCAGCCAGGGCCAGCTCGGCCAGGCCTACGGCAAGGCGGTCGAGGACAGCGGGGACCCGCTCGAGGCAATAGAGGGCAGGCTTGGGGAATGGGAGGAAAAGACCCCCGCGAAGGTATCAATGCGCGAGACGGTCAGGTTCGGCGGGGCTTTTGCCCGCGCCTTTTTCTTCTCGGCCGGGGTGGTGACCTTGGTGTGGGTGGCCGGCGCCAACGCCTGCCCTCTCTGTCGGGAGATGGACGGGAAGAGCGTGGGGAGGATGGAACCCTTCATCCGCAACGGCGATGAAGTGAATGCCGACGGCGTTGACCCACTCCGGGCTTCATCCGACATCGGACACCCGCCGTTGCATGACGGATGTGAATGCACGATCTCGCCCGGGTAGTCCGGGCACAAGTAGGCAAGCCGCCTTTGGGCGGCTTTTTTAGTGGAGGTGAACCATGGACGGATTAGAGCCGCTGCTCAGCGAGATCGAACTCAGAGCAGTACCGAAAACAGAGCTGAGGCTGAAGGGGGGGGCGGACGGCCCGGGGGTCCTGGAGGGCCTTCCGGGGATCCCCTATAACTCGTGGTCGGAGGACCTGGGCGGCTTCCGAGAGCGTGTCCTGCCGGGGGCATTCGACGAATCCCTGATGGAGGCGGACATCGTCTCATGCCGGGATCACGACGATTCGCAGATACTGGGCCGCACCAGCGAAGGACAGCTACGCCTGGACAACCGCGACGACGGCCTGTTCTATGAGGTCGACCTCCCGGACACCACCTATTCCCGCGATCTCAAGGAGCTGGTGACCACCAAGAGGGTCAAGGGCAACTCCTTCCGCTTCGTCACCATCGAGGACCGCTGGAGCGTGATCTCCGGGAAGGAATACCGCGACCTGGTGAAGTGTGAACTCTATGAGGTCGGCCCGGTGACCATGCCCGCCTATCCCGCTACCGGCTTGGGCCTGCGCTCCCTATTCGGGCGTTTAGGTCTGGACCACGAGCACCTTTACCGTTCCCTGCTCCGCGCCCGCTCGGGCCAGATGGAGCAGAAAGATATGGACGTGATCGAACAGGCCATTGAGGCCTTAAGGAGAGTTTCCCGCAAGCTGGAGCCTGCGGGCGCGGCTGGAGAAGGGCCGACGGGTCGGCTCAATCTCGTCCGCCGCAACCTGGACCTGTTGGAAAACGAGTTAGAAAGGAGCTGACAAATGGACCCTCTCGAATTGAGACGGAAGAGGGCCGGGCTCATCGAACAGATGCGAGCCTTGATCAGTAAGGCCGACGAGGAAAAGCGCGACCTCTCCGGTGAGGAGGAGGAATCCTTCAAGAAGATGGAAGAGGACGTGCGAAAATACGACGGCCAGATCAAGCGCGAGGAAGTCCTGCGCTCTCTGGAGGCCGACCTGGACGAATCGCTGAACGAGCCCCATGCCCCCGCGATCGGAGAAGGGGACGCCGAGGATAGGAGTTCTAGGAGCCCCAGGGCAACGGACGAGTACCGCAAGCTCTTCTGGGAGTGCATGGTCTCTCGCCACAACAACCCGCCCGAGGCCCGCGATCTCTTCAAGGCCGATGACCCGTCCGGAGGTTACCTCGTCCCTGAGGCCTATGAGACGGAACTTATCAAGGCCTTGGAGGAAATCAACATCATGCGTACCCTGGCGACAGTGAGGATGACTGATACCCTCTCCAAGATCCCCATCCGCACCGGCAAGCCAGTCGCGCAGTGGCTGGGAGAGAAGGGCACCTTTGCCGAGACTGATATGGACTTTGGCCAGTACACGATGGACGCCCACAAGGGCGGCTGCCTCGTCAAGGTCTCGAACGAGCTGCTCTCTGATTCCTTCGCCAGCATCGAGGCTGAGCTGCGCGAGGGATTTCAGCTCGCCCAGGGCGACCTGGAGGAAGCCGCATTCGTGGCTGGCGATGGTCACGAGAAACCCCGCGGCGTGATCCTCGATGCTCAGACCGGCGTCACCGCTGCTGCGGTAGATGAGGTGGCGGCCGATGAGATCATCGAGCTGAAGTACAGCCTGAAGAAGCCCTACCGCAAGCGGGCGCGCTGGCTGATGAACGACACGACCGTGCTCGCGATCGCCATGCTCAAGGATGGCAACGGCCAGTACATCTGGAGGGCGGGCCTACAGGCGAACGAGCCGGACGTCCTGCTCGGCTCTCCCCTGGAAACCTCATCCGACATGCCCGAGCTGGCGACCGGGAATAGCACTATCCTCTACGGGGATTTCAGTTATTACCGTGTCCAGGATCGCGCGGGCATCAGCATCCAGAAATTGGTGGAGCTGTACGCCGAGACCGACCAGGTGGGCTTCATTATGAAGTTCCGCACGGACGGCCGGCTCATGCTACCCGAGGCCGTCAAGGCCCTGGTAATGGCGTAAAGGAGGTGACACGATGAGAGACCTATACCACAACATAGCCGTCGTGCACCTGCTCGACGCGCAGGACATCGCCAACTCCGATACTAAGTCCGACATACTGGACCTGGCGGGATTCTCGGGGGCTGTTGTCTCCGTGAACGTCGGAGACGTGACCACGCTCACCGAGGACACAAACGGGGTAACCCCGGTCCTCCAGGAGTCCGATACCACGGCTGACGCGGACTTCGAGGACGTAGACCCTGACGATATCCTGGGAGCCTTCGCCCTGGTGGACGGCGTGAGCGCTGAGGAGAAGTCCACGCAGTGCGTTGGATACATCGGCCACAAGCGCTACATCCGCGTCAACCTGGATGTGAAGGGTACCCCTGTAGCGACCCCGGTTTCCGTGGATGGCATCCTCGGATATCCGGGCGAAGCTCCGGTAACCGTGCCCGATCCCGTGACGGCGACCTGATCGAAAGACCGAGGGGAGGCTCCGGCCTCCCCTCTCCTATCAAGGAGAGAGACCATGCAGGTTGAGATGCTTACCTCCATGGCAGGTGTCCGCGGTTCCGTCGAGCCCGGGCAGGTCGTGGAGAAGAAAAAGGAAGAGGCCGACAGGCTTATATCAAAGGGATATGCACGCATAGCCGAAACCGCTACCCGCAAGGCACGGGAGAAAGCTACTAAGGGGCGTAAGTGATGTATGCTGAGCCCGGAGATCTCCGCGTATTCTGCGGGTACGAGGCGGACGACACGGAGGCCATTTCAGATGATGCTGCCGGGGCCGCCATCCTCTACGCTCAGGGCATCATAGATGATTTCTGTAATACGACTTTCGAGGATCCCCGAGAGCTGGGAGAGGGCGAAGGTGAAGAGCCTGGAGACCCTATAGATATCATCTATCTATTCGATGGGAATAATGCTTCATCGATGCTCGCACCCTCTGCAGGCCCATTCGCTGAGGTGAATACGATAGAATCCCGCTCGGGCGATGACTGGACCGAATTCACAGGCGATTGGTGGATAAAGCACGGGGGGGAAGTCCTCACACTCAGCGGTTTATTCTGCGCCGGGAATCTGAATTGGCGGGTGAGCGGCGCCTGCTATACCGTGCTATCAGAGAAGCGCTTGGCGATGCTCAAGCGCGCGACGCTCATGATCGCCCGCCTGGCCGTGATCCCCAAGGACGAACCTCTCGGACCATCTCCCCGGCAAGTATCTTATGAGGGCGTCAGTTATAGCTATCAACCCACAGATCAATATCATCCCACCGGGATAGACGAGGTCGATAATATTCTGCGCTCCCTGCGGAGGACGGTGAGTTCGACATGAGCGACCGCATCGTATCCGTCCGGCTGGATGAAAGCGACCTCCGCGGCCTCAAAGATACGGCGAAGAACCTTGGCATGACCTTCCCCGAGTTTATGCGGGAGATCGTGGATGAGGGAGCGAAGGAGGCCGGGAACCTGGCCCCCGGGTCCGGCCCCCTAAGCGGCTCCATATTCGGGGACGTTGAAGGGAGGGGCGCCGAGGTCCAGGCGTATATAAAGTCGGACCTCTTCTATGCCTACTTCCTCAACTACGGCTACAAGAGGCATTTCGTTCCCTGGGAGAAGACGAAATATTCAGGCCCGGGCATCGGCTTTTACACGATGAAGCCTGGCAAACCCGAAGGCTATTTCATGGAGCCTGGGCTTGAAAAAGCCATCGACAAGGCGGATCACTATCTGGATGACGTGGTGAAAAACCTATGAACGCCTATCAGCTCATGACCGCGATATATACCCTTCTGGAAGCGGCCAAGCCAGAGGCGGTGAAAAGGGTGTTCCACCCCGGCAAGCCCGCAGGGCCTTTCTCCCAGAACCTACCCGCTATCACCATCTGCACCGGTGACCCCTCCGAGAAACGGGGATACCCGGCTGATGACGTATGCCTGAAGCTGCTGAGAGCCGAGGTCCACGTGTGGACCCGGGACCCGCTGGAGAAGCTAGAGCAGCGGTCGCGCGGCTCATACGAAACCCTATATCCGATTCTATTAGAAATCGCTGGACTCCTCGAGGGCGATTACACGCTGGACGGGAGGGTAGATGACCTCGAGGACCTTGACATACATGACACCAGCCCGGGACATGGCTGGGTGTCGCTGACATATTCGCTCCAAGAAGGGAGGTAGGAGAGATGGCAGAGCTCGAAGTGGTGACCGTGGGGCTGACCGGCGCCGAGCCGGTCTTTGCCGATGCGGCCGAGGCGGGAGATTCCTTCGCCAATGACGGCAAGGTGTTTCTGTACGTGAAGAACGGCCATGCGGGAGCCATCAAAGTCACCGTCGATTCGGTGAAGGAATGTGACCAGGGGCACGATCACGACCTGGAGATTACCGTTCCGCAGTTCGACGATACTCTGGGATCGGAGGACACCGGCGAGCGCATGATAGGGCCGTTCCAGCCCAGCCGGTTCAATGACGAGGACAATCTCGTCCAGATAACATACGACGAGCACATCAACGTCGGGGTGGCCGCAATACGGCTGCCGTAGGGGTCCCACAAGCGGAGCCCCCGCAAGGGGGCTTTTTTGATTCCCTGAAAGGAGGAAACGAGAGATGAGTAAAAACCTGGCTTTCGGCTTCGAGCGAGCCGATATAGTCACCCCCGGCGCCATCCCTGTCTATCACCAGATCGAGGGCGCGAAGGAGCTCGAACTCAACTATGAAATGGACACCGTGGAGGTTGAGGGAGACGACGCGATCATCGGCTACTGGCACCACAACCAGAAAGGCAGCTTCACGTTCAAGGGCGCGGTCATCGACCTGGATATCTACGCCGCCGTAACGGGGAATACGGTCGATAAGGACGCCGGGCCTCCAGCTGTTGATGAGCTACTGTTCGGCACCCCATCTGAGCTGCAGCCCGTGGAGCTGATGTTCCGCTTCAAGCAGCGGGCGAAGGACAAGGGCAACTCTACCGGGCGCGACCGCTACGTCTACGTCTACCGCGCCATCTGCAAGATCAAGCCCGCCGGGATGAGTAAGGGCAACCCCGCCGAGGTGGAGATCACCGGCAACATGCTGCAGAGCACGACTGACGAGTACGCGGAGGCCCTCTCCGAGGAAGCCTTCGGCAAGCAGCAATTCATCGACCAGTAAAACGACCATTAAGGGGGTGAACAAATGGAGATCAGGCTTGAGGGCACGAATAAGTCTATCGAGCTCAAGAGCTGCAAGGCGGGAGAACTCGAGACGATATGGAACCAGGCCTTGCGGTACATGCAGGCCACCGATGAGGCGAGCTGCAACGAGATAGCCGCTGAGATCGTGGAGCGCTGGGTACCCACGCTCAACTCAGCAGGCGACCTGACCGTGGACGACATCTGGGCCATCCTTATGGCCAAGGTCGGCAAGGCCAAGGCTCCTACTCTCTCACGCCTCCCCGAGCTGGCGGCCGAGGCCGTCCGTTTTTTAGGGGAGAAGGGAATGGAGCCGCTGATTGCGACGATGGAGAAGTCGATCCTGGAAGAGACTGGCGAAGATACCTCGCAAGATTAGCCATCCTGACCCGCCAACCGCTTACCGAAATCCTCGAGCTGGATATGGAATATCTCACCGCGCTCGAGGAAGCCTGGGCCGAATATGTGGAGGAGCTGAAGGGTGAGTCGTAAGAAACTGAAGGTCTACATCGAGGGTGACGCCAAAAGCGCGGAAAAGGCGCTCGATGGCGTATCCTCCAAGGCCGACAAACTGAAGAGCGTCCTGGGCGCTGCCTTCAAGGTGGGTGCTGCGGCCGCTGGCGCTGCCATGCTGGCCCTCGGCGCTGTGGTCAAGAAAACGGCCGATGACCTCGCCAGGATAGAGCGCATATCGGCCCAGACCGACGCGGCTATCGCCTCCACGGGTGGGGTTGCCAACGTAACCCGCGACGAAATCGAGGGCCTGGCCGACAGCCTGGAAAAGTTAACCAGCGTAGAAGCTGAATCTATCCAGGAAGGCCAGAATATGCTCCTCACGTTCACCAACATAAGAAACGGTGTGGGGGAGGGCAACGACATATTTAACCAGGCCACCAAGACCATGCTTAATATGAGCGTGGCCCTGGGCCAGGATATGTCGCAGACCGCCATACAGCTCGGCAAGGCCCTTAACGACCCTGTGCAGGGTGTAACGGCCTTGCGCCGCGTGGGTGTGCAGCTTA